AAGTCCGCAGGAATATATGTGTGAAAGCATTTATATCACCTCAAGTAGTTGATTTTCTTCGTCTGAATACCATCAGTTTCATTGCTGCAAACGTAAGCGGTGTGCCGAGTATCGCCGCACAAATGTATGCAAGTGTTGAATTTAAGTTTAAAGCCGTAAAAATGAATACCATTAGGTATTGAAATATGAAGTTCGGTATATAGCTTATCGGAAATTTGAGAAACTTTTTAAGCGTCGGTCGTTGGTGAAACGTAAAGTGACAGTTTAAAAAGAATGAAGTTATTATGCTGACTATATATCCGAATATAAAGTTGGAACGTGAGTGTTCGGCGATTAATCGCAGTGGGTTGTCCGGTGCAAGAAACGCATTGTGAAGAATGTCAAGTAATGTGGCTGTGCCGACCGATACGGCAGTGTTCACAATGCCCAAAAGCATAAATATAACAAATTGCACCGTCATAAAAGGACGTATTACACGCATCATATTCGGCGAAACACGTTCTTCAAGACGTATACGCAAATTTGAAAGAAAACGCTCCAAATTAATCATCTCTCCTTTGAAATAATACTTACATTATATACTAAATCACGGATAAAAACAATAGTATTGAGGTTTAAAAAATAAAAATGTAAAAATTATAAAAAAACACTTGACAAATAAGTTAGGGTGTGCTATACTATTATAGCACTCTGAGAGAGGCGCTAAGTTAAATATCGCGGGGTAGAGCAGTTGGTAGCTCGTCGGGCTCATAACCCGAAGGTCGCTGGTTCAAGTCCAGTCTCCGCAACCATTAATAAACGGCTTAAACACTATGTTTGAGCCGTTTTTGTATTTTAGGGATAGTATTAAAATTCGTATTTTGTCCGCTATTTGTCCGCTATGGTATAAAATCAGCCTATTTTTGAATGTGTAAAAATGTCCTGCAATTTATCCGCCGCCGCTTTATCGGCTGATTTAATTGCGTGAGTATAAATATTTAAAGTGGTAGTCCTATCGGCGTGACCTAATCTTTTTGAAACCGTTGCAATATCAACGCCACCTGCAATAAGCAATGTTGCGGCGGTATGTCTTAATGAATGATAATGAATATCGGGTAAGTTATGGCGGTTTATAAAGCCTTTAAACCACGTTGAAAGAGTATCGGGGTTTATCATTCCACCGCTTTCGGAAGTAAACACTTTACCGCTATTATTCCACATATCACCCATTAACAACTTTTTCTTTGATTGTTCGATTTTATATTCTTTCAACAACTGCACCATTGCCGACGGTATGCTTATAATACGGTTGGAGCTGTTTGTTTTTGTGGTATCTTCATAAACTCCCTTATCCGCTGAATACAGTACAGATTTATTTATTTTAACAAGTCCGTTTTCAAAATCAATATCAGACCAATCCAAGCCGCATACTTCACCACGTCTTAAACCTGTGTACAATGTAAGCATAACTGCGGTACGGTACTTTATCGGCTCGGACTGTAAGCAAGTAATCAATTCATTTGCTTGCACTTCATCAAGGCTTACCGCCTCTTTACGTTCAACCTTTGGCGGTTTAACTCTGTCGCAAGGGTTCGCGATTATAACTTGCCATTGTACCGCCGCCGTAAGTATAGACGATATGAGGCGGTGATATTCTGATATAGTTTTATCGGACAGTCTTGTTTTACCCTCTGCAACTGCGAAAATATCTTTGCGGTTTAACACTGCACTTATGTTATCGGCTGTGTTTTTAGATACGTTTTTACCGTTTATACAAGAACGTATTGCAGTAAGTGAAACACCACTTTTTTCTGATAACATTTTTTGAGTATAGCCCGAGGCGGAAAGTATTTCTTTGAAATCACTGCAAGGTGTGTATTTTGTGTCAAATCTTATGCCGTCCTCTGAAAGATTGTTATAAAACTCCATTAAATGATGAGGTTGTAATTTACATAGTTTTATATGTCCGATTGCGGGAGCTATTCGGTTCATAAGCTCCTTGTATCGTGTTACAGTTCGGGAGCGTAATTGTTTATCTGCATAGTCATTAAACCACCTTTGAGCAAAGTCATTGAAAGTTATGTTGCCGTCAAGAAATTGTCCTGTTATACATTTTTCTTCAAATAACACTTTTTGACGTTCAAGCTCCTTATCTATTTGCTTTTTTGTCATTCCTGCCGACGGTTTCCAAGTTATTGATTTTTCAATGTGCTTGCCTGTGCAGTCATAACCGCAAGATACTCTTATTTGATATGTGTTACCTCTCTTTCGTACTGTTGCCATTAATAAGTCACCTTCTTTTCTTTAACATCTTTTAACCATTGTAGATATTCATTTTCTGTTGCAATACCGTTTTTAACTTTTTTCTTCCATTCTTTTGAGGCTATTTTAAAATTTTCAAAATCTGTTTTGTATATTTCTAATTCAGGATGACGCCTTAAATACATTTGTTTTTTTTGGTATATATTTCTGTACAATTTAGCAACTTCATTACCTTTTTGTTTTTCGTACCAGCCTCTTTTAGATGAGTATTCTTTACATGTCCAATTTTTTTCTTGAGGCGATTGTCTGTCACAATATAATGTATCAGAACGATTATATGCCACAAAGAATTTATTGCAATTTTCACAGCGTTTTATTGTAATATCGTGACTTAAAATATAATATATGCATGAACAAATAAACTCTATAAGACTGTCTGCCATTATTGAATATTCATATAATTCAGTATGTTCATCTAATATTTTTTCAAATTTCAGACGTTCTAAAAACCATTCAACGGAATAATTTTTTATATTTTTTTCCTCAATGAAGTTATTGAACATATTATCAATTTTGAGATCAGTTTCTATAATATAATTTAGTACATTTGTAAGACAGCATGATTTAGCAAATTTGCTAAAAACGTCAGGATTAGATAGAATATCATGTGTAGAAATTTTATCAATATATTCTACAACTGATGTTATTCGATTTAGTGGAAAAAGAGGTAAATCACTGTAATAATGCCATGATTGCACTTGCTCCATTAAATTAATATCCGTTAGAAGTGGATGATACTTGTAAAAAATTTTCACCATTTCATTGTCGTCGGTAGTTTTCAATAATTCAGATTTTAAAGCCTCAAAATTTACACTCAATAAATCACATACGGTGTAAAATATTGGCGTTTTTATTGTTTTTTCAATATATTCGATAGTATCACCATATTCAATGTATTCGATAGTATCACCATAGACAAAGATACATTCCGTTTTAGTTTTTGTATTTATTATATGTTTATAAATTGTTTCTTTTTCATCCATAGAAAACTCCCCTTGTTATCTGTTACTAAAAGCAATTATTATAAATATGATGTTATCAAAAAATAACAAATCTTATTGCAAATAACATTATTATCTGTTATAATAACATCATAATAACTAATAACATTATATTCTAAAACGGCAATATAGTCAAGAGAAATAATTAAACGAGGTAAAAAAATATGACAAATGAAGAATTAAAACAGAAAATTAAAGAAAGTAATTTGTATCAATGGCAGGTAGCAAATGCGGTAGGGGTTTCAGAAATGACGCTTATACGTTGGTTTAGAAGCCCAATAACAAAAGAACATGCAGAGCGGGTAAATGTTGCTATAGAAACTTTAAAGGCAGGTGATTTAAGTGAATAATATTGAAACAGTATATAAGCCCGCACATATGCGAGGAATAAAACAAGCAATAGAAGAAATCAAGCAAGCTGATCCATACACAGCATTAACGGAAAAAGCACTCCGCCGCCTTATATTAACTAAAGAAATACCGTCGGTAAAGATTGGTGCGAAGTACCTTATTAATATGGACGTGCTTAATAATTATCTATGTACCGGAACGACTGAAAGCGAACCGATAACCGCCGCGGGAATAAGAAAAATAGCAGAGTAGGGCAATATGACAGATTATGCGGAGTACATAAAAGAACGGGTAAGTATAGTTGACGTTGTGGAGCGTGCAGGCGTGAACTTAAAGCACAACAAGGCTTGTTGTCCGTTTCATCACGAGAAAACGCCGTCATTTTCAATCCACCCTACTAAAAATATATTCAAGTGTTTCGGTTGCGGTGTGGGCGGTGATGTGATTGAATTTACAAAACTGTTTTACAAAACCGACTTTATCGGGGCGGTTAAGATTTTAAATGACGCTTTCGGTTTGGGTATAGATTTTAAACAAAAAAGCGGCAGGGAAAGCAATATAAAATCAAAAAGGGAAACGGACAGAATAGTCAAAAATGTATATAGTGCAAAATTTAAACGGTGTGAAACGGCTTTACTGCGGTATCGTCAACGATTACACAGTATTATAGTGAATTACAAGCCTACGGACGAAGTAACCGATTTTTCAGACAAATACACAGAGGCGGTAAAAAAGATTGATATAGCGGATTATTTTTGTGACGTAATGGCGAACGGAACCTTTGAGGATAAAAGAGATTTAATATATACGAAAGAGGTGAGAAATATTGAGCGAATGTTTAAGCAATGATGACATAAAAGAGATATGTAAAAATGCTTTTGAGTATGAATATGACACTGATACGGTCGGTGATTTATTAGATGAAATATACAAAACTCACGATAAGGAAACAAAAGAAAAGTGCATTAATACAATTCGTACAGAGGCAAGGGAACGAAAGCAATTAACAAGATTCAACGAACAGCTTAAACAATTTAAAAAAGAATATATTCAAAGGCAAATAGCGGCGAATGTATCGGGTGTTGCGGAACTTAGTACAGTACCAAAGGGATATGAGGATATAAAGGGCATTTATTCTTGCGGTGACTATATTTTAAATGACGATGGAGTAAAAAAGACGGCAAAAACAAAAGACGGGGATTTTATTCTTGTGCCGATATGCTCACACCCGCTTTTAATTGTTGAGAGATTAAGGAATATAGAAGATAATTGTGAAAAGGTTGTACTTGCTTTTTGCGTCGGAAATCGTTGGGAAAAAGTACAAGTTGAACGTGAAGTGATTGCAAGCAATACGAAAATTATTCGATTGGCAAATTCCAGTATAGACGTAACTTCTGAAACAGCAAAAGATATTGTTAAGTATTTGCAATGCTTAATGCAGAAGAATATCAACTTGATTAAAGTATCGCATACCGTAAATCGTTTGGGGTGGAAAGACGGCGAATTTGTACCGTATTCGGATAAGGTGAAATGCGACAGCATAACGGAATTTTCGGGGATATACAGAGCGATAGAGAGCAAGGGCAATTATGAATTGTGGAGAAAACACTGTTTAAAACTTCGGGAAAATATTTATTTAAGGCTTACAATGGCGGCGAGCTTTGCCGCCCCTTTGATAGAAATTATAGGCGGTTTGCCTTTTATCGTTCATCTTTGGGGCGGAACGGGAGCAGGTAAAACAGTAGCCTTGAATGTGGCGGCGAGTGTATGGGGAAAACCGAGCGGCGGACTTGTGAGAACGCTTAACGGTACTTCATACGGCATAAGCGAAACGGCGGCTTTTATGTATTCTCTGCCTTGTATTCTTGATGAATTGCAGACGATTAAAGGCGGAAACACTTCATTTAATCAAATGATTATGACACTCACAGAGGGTATGAATAAGACACAAGGAGCGGCAAGCGGCGGCATAAGGCAAGTTAAGCAGTGGAAGAATTGCTTTATTTGTTCGGGTGAAGAAAATATCGTAAAGGATAACAGCGGCGGCGGAAGTATTAACAGAGTTATAAGCCTTGAAGTACAAGATACAGTTATTGAGGACGGCAATTATACAATGAATGTTGTAAGTAATAATTACGGCTTTGCAGGACGTGAATTTATAAGCCGTCTGAAAGAAGAAAAGAATTTGACGCACAGTTACAGAAAGATTTTGAAAGAATTGCAGGCGAACACCGATACAACGGATAAGCAATGTATGGCAATGGCTTTCTTGTTGCTTGCAGACAGTTTGGCGGTTAAGTATATTTTTAAGGACGAATGTAACTTGAATGTAAATGACGTTAAGCAGTTTATGGCTACAAAATCAGAAGTTGACATTGTGGAACGTGCTTATAAATGGTTGTGCGATTGGGTGGCTCAAAATAAAAATAAATTTAATGACTCAACCAACGATACCGGCGAAGTGTGGGGAAAGGTTGAAAATGATGTTGCTACGATTAATAAGAGTGTACTTACCGAGTGTCTGCAACGTAATAGCTTTGACTACGGTTCGGTTATGAGAAAATTCGCTGAACGTGGATATATTACGCGTAATTCACAAGGTAAATATGTACATCAAACAAAGGTGCGAGGTTGGAAAGCAAGTTATATAAAACTTGTATGCAGAGATAACGAATATACAGAAGTATCTGATACTTCACCATTTTAATAAATAAGTCTTACTGTCTTATCTTTGGACTTACTCGATTTTTGAAAAAGGTAAGACCACCCAAAACCGCTTAAATACTTACTATTTACATATATTAATATATATATCTTACTTGTCTTACCTAATTATTATATATAGTATATAGAAACAAAA